GAAGACTACCCGGTCACTGGGTAGATTTGCTTATCGCTATTAACGATATATATACATCACGGGGGCTCCCGTGAAAAATGCTAATGAAAAATCATCAGCTGCTGCTGTGTAGGCGGATATGACAGTGTAGCCATCATCCGAACCACTGCGTTGGAGTGTCGATACTTCATGAAATGTAGTTTCAGTAGCATCATCGGTGTAGTTATTCGCTTTGGCATGCCAAAAACGACGGTTAGTGTAGAAAGGAAATTCCACTTCTGCCACATTTTGCTGCATGGGATTCACAGTTCCTCCACCGAAAAGTGATAGCGTACTTTCCACTTTCATAGCAACTTCATCGGGAGTGGCCGCATTAAATAAAACTAACTCCTCTTGATGAGTATTGCGATTAGATCGTGCTACATTTACAAAAGTATTGGGTGTGTTACTCAAATTCCACGCATGGTATTTCCATCTCACACCACCTCGACGACATATATAAGCTGGAGTAAACCAATTTAACATAGTCATATTGGCATAGTTTTGTTGACCCTCATTTACACCATGGATTGTGAATCCCCTATAATAAGGGAAATCTGGTCTCGCAAATGTGCACATTAAGTCTTGAAGTCTTCCTGGTGACAGGAGACTATGTAACGTGTAACGCTTCACAACTTGCCGGACCGATGTAATAGGATCGCCAAACATTATCCTATAAATGTCGGAGGTGCCATCTGATGAACTACCCATCATTTTGGGATCACCATCTAACACTGGGCGCGAATTATCACTATCTACTTCTTCACCTGATTGCGGTTCTACAATTGGGGGGGTTAACCATGAATAACGTGCCAGAGCTCCAGGGTCTGGAACGGCGACTTCATAATCATCAGCTGTAGACACAAAAACATTAATAGCGATGTCATTGTTCACATCAGTACTGGGAGCTGTCAAAGCATTCAATACTGATACTGATAGAACACCATTATGCAAATGATCAGGGGGTATAGACGTCAGAGTTCCATTCGCACGCGTGGTCGTAGAACCTTCAGGTGCGCCATATTCCAAGAAAGGATGCTTGTTTCCCCAACCTACTGTAATCACAAAATCCTTTTCAGTGGATATGTCAACAATCTGGGTATAATTAACATTAAATTCATTGACAGGATTTGCTACTGGATCCCACGATATTTTTAGTCTACCTTTGTGGTATCCGCTCGACACCACTTGGAATCTATAACGCAGAGAACCTCTCCAATACTTAAAAGGAAGAGTAGCAAAGCACATGGCAGACATGTGAAATTCTCTATTTCCTTCTGGATCAATGAATTCTCTATGTTGAATGGGGGTGACTAGTGTTGAGAACAAAGTGTGTTCTACTGGATCAGTAGTACCCCAAAAGATGGAATGGATCCAAGATTCCCTTGTGGTAATCGATCGAATGGACATTTCGTCTGTTCCATCTAGTCCACATACACGTGAATCAATAGTCGTTTCCTGCTTAATGTCGTACGTTAACTTTTGGCAAGTATCGGGGACGTTTGTGTTAGCGTAATTCCCAAAAACAGGTTTAATTTGTAACACTGGAACAACATCAACCGGCCTACTATATCCAAAAGCTTTGGCAAGAGCCGCCACATTAGAAGCAACCATTTCAGTGGCTAAGGCATACGGTTTCATTATTGGTACCATAGACAACTTGGAAGCTACATCTGCTACCACTGCGGCAGGAGTAGATATAGGACCCTGTGTATATTCAGTACCAGATTGTGGTACTATAGTACCCGGATTGTAACCGGTAGGAACAGCCAGATGGATATCCTCAGCCCATGCAAAGACGTTAATAGTGATATCGTCAATAGCACCATTAGCGTGCTTCAGTCTCTGTAACGATCTCAACGTAAGTTCGCCGAGTCCATTCCACTGTGATTCGACAATCGATACAGCATTGTAAGGATACACGAATGGTAAGCGCAGGACGCCTCCTTGGCTCGTGGATGGGTCTAGGAAAATATGAGGTCTTTGGGAAGCCTCAACTAAATCATCGGGACAAAAAGCTTGGACCCTATCTTTAGTCAGAAAATCCATAAGTTGAAGTGGTGTATAAGTAAGCATAGCTCTACCATAATAAAATGGGTTACCGTTGATAACTACTTTAATACACAATTTAGATCTCATCAAATTGAAATTGGATATACGATTCACAACCCTAGGGTTTTGAAAGAATAGTTGCCAAGGATCAAACGATGAGAACAAGTCAGAATTTTGTGACCAAGTTAGTGTCTTGATCTTGATTGGACGCGAAAGGAAATTGGCAAAAGTTGCATCATCCATATCCGCTACGGTATATGTCGAATCAGGGTTCGACGGGACTTGGTAGTCCCACTGTGATGTATCGTCGTGAAATGATACGATTTCATTTTTTGTACTCTCTGGTTGAGAGTTTATATTTATATTCAATTTTGTAGTAAGCCATATATTCATTCTACTGCACGGCTCAGCACAGCAGACATATACATAAACATTGCGCGCCTAACGCATCCCGTAAAAACGGGTAACTCGCGAGGGAGTTGACTATTATATACAAGCCTTTATATGTCGATTGATATGTACAAAATCAACAGTGAATGGTAATCAATATATACAAGTACGTTTTGATCCCCTACAGGGTGTGTGTCGTACAACACACAGGGGGACAATTTTCAGTTGCATCCGACAACTCGATAGTTTCGGGTTTATACTTCCGGAGCCATATCAAAGCTCTGTCGTCATACGACTGCTGGGTACCTGCAATCACAAAACCGTGGATTTTGCAAATTTCACACATTTCCTTCCGCCTTTGTTCATACACTTCGGGACCATGTAGGAACCATTCTCTCAGCGCTCCATCAATATTTTGGACACATTGTTCCGTATTACTAAGATGGCCTGAGATCATTCCGCAATGGAGTGATCGAATGATCGACTCCTGGTCTAGTGCACCACAACCACTACTAAGGGCTTCATGATAAACATGTTTTCTTTTCAAGAAATCAACAGTATCCAAATGCATATACTCAGTAGGAGTATCTGTCTTATTGGGCATGGTGAATTTCATGTCGTGACGTTCTAAATAATCCGCAACAAATAAGTGGTTGAACCACGGAAATCGTTCGGATACAGAACTGAAAGCATCGTCACCATACGTCATTAAGGCGCATGCACTACGAAATGAAGCAGTCTCCTTCCGTGAATAAAAAGCACACCTGATCAAGAGACTATTCACTATCGAGTTGATGTAAACAGTCAAGTTGTGACCAGATGGATTAGATCCTACAAATTGGA